TCGTAACAGAGTGAAACCGAGGGGGACCCGGATATTCCACGAGGTTAACAGACATCACGGCGACGAGTTCGACGAGCTTATCAAGGACCCGGGACACCTTACGGTGGTCCCGGTCCGGAAATATGTCCCGCGCGTACCCCAGTCCTTTGATGAGTTCAACGAGGCAGTCGACCACGAACCGGTGGGACGGCTGAACCAACTCGGAACTCTCATTGAAGGAGCTATTCCCGTCGTCACTGATTCCAAAGCTTTTGAATCCTACATGGCCGCGTTCGACAAGCGAAGTAATTCGCAGCCGGACGCTGGTCAGGATTGTAGTCCGCTTTTCCAAAAACGGGCTCTTAAGCTTTGGGATCAAGTGTTTTCTGTTTTGCACTTTGATCATTTCGATGTAGACGAACCCCTTTTTGACCAGTGGCTGTCCAAACAGGACCCTCCCAAGCGTGTGCGAATGCGTAAGGCGATGGATGAAATGTTTGCTTGTGAAAACGACAGTTCTTATCTGGGCGAGAAGTCCCTATCAGTCAAGATTGAAAGTTTACTCAAACGCTACGACCCGAAATGGGCGCCCCGCCTTATCTATGCGGGGAACGACCATTTCAACGCATTGACCGGTCCCGTCGCCATGGTCATTTGCGACCGTTTGAAGGAGATTTTCGATAGGGTTCGTCTCGGGCCAATTAAGTTCAAGATGGCATACAAGACAAATGATGTCGACTTGGCCCAGCACTTGCGTGACGGATACGATTCTGGTCACACGGAGTGCTTCGAAGCAGACTTTTCGGCAAATGACTTGCGGCAACTGCCTTTCGTGGCAGTNGTTTTCGACAAGGTTTGCCAAGGTGTGGGGGCTCCCACATGGTTCCGCGCTCTCCTCATGGACATGCGCGAGTTCCGTGTGAAGAACCTAGCTTTCGGACACCGGGCGCAGCTTGCTCATCAGCTGCCTACCGGGACGACGATCACTACGCCGCGCAACACGGTATGGAACGCAACCATCGAAGGTGTGTACGCCCAACAAGAGGAGAACGAAGGCGAGGCCGACGTTTTGGGCGACGACTTCCTTGGCGTGTTTGCTAACCCCGTCGACAAGACCCACGCAGAAGAGTTCGTGACCCGGGAGACCGGCATGAAGTTGACTGCGGCCGGGCCTCGTTTGAGTGGGGAAGCGACCTTCCTATCGCGCCGGCTTGCAATTGACACAGAAACGCCCTGCATGATGCCAAAGTTGGGGAAAGCCCTTGCTAGGTTCAACGTGCGCGTCAGTAAGAATGAAGCAATTTCCGATTCGGCCTACATGGCCGGAAAGGCACTGTCTTACGCGTACGAGTTCCGGCATTTCCCGCTTTTCAGGGACGTTTTTATGGATCGTTATAGGTTAGAGGAGGATAGGGCGAGTATCGTGTTGTCGGAAGTCAGCTGGTTCACCAAAACCAGCGGGGTGTCGCTTGATCAACTAGAGAATTCCATCATGGAGGAACAGGTCTTAGTAAGTGAAGACTGTACTCGTGAGTTTTTGATGGATTCTTACGGCGACACTTTTGGGCTGGTTCCGGCAATGGACATCACTAAACGAGTCGTTCTTGGTTTAAACCTCGAAATTATCGACGCCCCCACCGAATTGTCTGTAGATTGGATGTAATTGAATACGTGGTTATCGCAAATTGGCACTACTGTAACTGGACGCCTTCGGGCAACATTATAGGGGTCCTCCCGGCCTTACTGGTGAGGCGGCTTAGACGGC